ACACCATCATTTCAGGTTCCTTTTAGAGGTAGAAACCTGAAAGTTGCTGGTGATAGAACGTTTGATCCATGGACAGTTACCATCATCAATGATGAGGACTTCCAACTCAGAACTGCATTTGAAAGATGGGCAAATACCATCAGCAAACTGGATGATGCAACTGGTGTTACCAACCCATCATCTTACATGACTGATGCATATGTAACTCAACTGGGTAGAGGTGCTGAAAGATTTGCGACAACCAATGAAGGTGGTCAGTCAGCAATTCTGAGAACTTATAAGTTCTATGACATCTTCCCAACCAGAATTGGTGAGATTGCACTGAGCTATGACGACGGCGATCAACTCGAAACCTTTGATGTTGAATTTGATATTCAGTATTTCACTATCGGTAACTCACTGCAGTCTACTGGTGGTAACGCTGGTGAAGTTCTGATTGAGTGATAAATAACTAGACAAGACAGTCTAGTTTAATCATAATGGCCAGATTATTTGGTTTTTCAATTGAAGATAGCGAGAAAAATCCACCTGGTGTAGTTTCTCCAATCCCACCAACTAATGCTGATGGGAATGAGAACTTCTCCAGTAGTGGATTTTTTGGTAGTTACAATATAGATATTGAGGGTCTCTACAAAAACGAGACCGATCTTATCAGAAGATATAGACAGATGGCACTCTATCCAGAGTGTGATAGTGCGATTGAAGATATTGTAAATGAAGCAATTGTATCTGATACAAACGATTCACCTGTAAAGATTGAACTGTCCAATCTGAATGCAAGTGATAAAATTAAAAAGATTATAAGAGAAGAGTTTAGTTATATTCTCGAACTTCTTGACTTTGATAAAAAGGCACATGAGATTTTCCGTAACTGGTATATTGACGGAAGACTCTACTATAACAAGGTCATCGACCAAAAGAATCCTCAAGAAGGTATTCAAGAACTCAGATATATTGACGCATCTAAAATTAAATATATCCGTAAGTTAAAGAAAACAGGTAAAGATAGTCTTCAACAGGCAAAAGATGAATATAGTGCATCAAATAATCTTGCATATAACTTTCCAGAAGTAGAGGAGTTCTTCATTTATACACCAGACATGGGAACATACCGTGCTGGTTATGGTGGGAATCCTGGTTATGGTGCGAATCCACAAAAGGGTATCAAAATGACCCGTGATTCTGTCACTTATTGTACTTCTGGTTTGGTTGATAGAAACAAAGGACTTACATTGTCTTGGTTACATAAGGCAATCAAACCTCTAAACCAATTGATGATGATTGAGGATTCACTGGTTATCTACAGACTTTCAAGAGCACCAGAACGTAGAATTTTCTATATTGACGTTGGCAATCTTCCCAAGATCAAGGCGGAACAATATCTTCGTGATGTCATGATGCGTTATAGAAACAAGATGGTCTATGACGCAAACACTGGTGAGTTGCGTGATGACAAGAAGTTTATGTCCATGATGGAAGACTTCTGGCTTCCTAGAAGAGAGGGTGGTCGTGGTACTGAAATTACTACACTTCCTGGTGGTCAAAATCTTGGTGAAATTACTGATATTAATTACTTCCAGAGAAAACTCTACAGATCACTGAATGTTCCTGAGACTAGAATCGAAGGTGAAGGTGGTTTCTCATTGGGTCGTTCTTCCGAAATCTTGAGAGATGAAATCAAGTTCTCCAAGTTTGTTGGCAGAATGAGAAAAAGATTCTCAGCAATGTTCAATGACATGTTGAGAACACAATTACTTCTGAAGAATATTGTGACTCCAGAAGATTGGGAGTATATGGCAGATCATATTCAGTATGACTTCCTGTATGACAATCATTTTGCAGAACTCAAGAATGCAGAACTTACTACAGAAAGATTGAACCTTGTTGCTCTTGCTGAACCTTATGTCGGTAAGTATTACTCACAAGATTATGTAAGAAGAAATATTCTCCGTCAGACTGATGAAGAGATTATTGAACAGGATGAACTGATTGAAAGTGAAATCGAGAACGGTGTTATTCCTGATCCAAATGCAATGGTAGATCCTATGACAGGTATGCCAGCTCCTGATATGCCTCCTGCAGGTGATGCACCAACTGACCCAATGCAGGCACCAACTTCACCTAAAGATCCAGAAACTCCTGGTGCAACCAAGAATCCTCCTGGTGGTGAAATCTAAATACAAATTGTAGATACATTATTTTTATGGACGAACTTATGGATATGCTCGTCAGTCCCGACGAGTCTTCATCACAGATTAGTGATAAAATCAAGGATATTCTTTTTGCTAAAAGTGCAGAAAAAATTGAAGCAAACCGTTCCAACGTAGCAGCATCTATCTTTGATGGACCAGAGGAAAGTACAGAAGAAGAAATTGAGGACGAAATCTCATTTGAAGACGATACCGAAGAATAATAAATAAGTATTATAGAACTATTGAAAAATAATGGCTGCTCTTAAACCAGTTGGTATTAATACGGTAATGAGTACTAGTAGTACTTCTGCACAAACTTCTCCAATTTTACAACAATCTGATGCTCTTAGAGTAGTTGCAGAAACCGCTGGAGTTTATGTTGCTATCGGTACCAATCCAACAGCAACTAATGAAAATTATTATGTTTCGACTAGTGAGAATGAAACGATCACTATTGGACCAATTGCGTCACAAAGGGTAGTTGGTATTACAACTGGTTCTACAACTATTGTTGATTTCCCAGAAGGAACTGGATGTCCATTTGCTGTAGGAGATGCAGTCTCTCTTACTGTTAACGGTCAATCTGCATTTGATTTTTCTCATAAGATTGTTATCGATGTAAATACTACCTCAGACAGAGGTGGATATTTTAATACAAGAGCAACAATTGACCACGATTCAAGTAGCGGAAATCCATCAGCATTAACTGCACCTTATGCCGAATTGAGAAAGTCAATCAAAGTGGCAGTCAAAACTGAATCTGGCACTGGCAAAGTATACATCCAACAAGTACAAGATTCCTGAACAGAAAAATGAAACTTATCAGAGAAGAAATCGAGTCAGTTGATTTTATCGTCGAAGAAAGGGGCGGTAAGAAACATATGTACATTGAGGGTATCTTCCTTCAGGGTAACATCTGTAATCGCAATGGCAGAATGTATCAAATGGAAGGCCTGAGAAAGGAAGTCCAAAGATACACAGAAAACCATATTAATTCTGGGAGGGCTCTTGGAGAACTCGGACATCCAGATGGTCCTACTGTAAACTTGGATCGTGTTAGCCACAAAATTATTTCACTCAAAGAAGACGGAAATAACTTCATTGGTAAAGCAAAAATCTTGTCAACTCCAATGGGTAACATTGCGAAGTCACTCATCGGAGAAGGAGTTAAATTGGGTGTTTCTAGTAGAGGTATTGGGTCACTCAAACAAACCAGAGAAGGTGTAAACATCGTTGGTGATGATTTCATGTTAGCAACTGCTGCTGATATCGTTGCTGATCCTTCTGCACCTGATGCTTTCGTTGAAGGTATTATGGAAGGAAAAGAGTGGGTTTGGGATGGTGGTATCCTCAGAGAACAGGCTGCCAAGAAAACCTACAAACAGATCAACACTCTTGTAACTCAAGGTCAACTTGATGAGAAGAAACTTGATCTGTTCAATAACTTTTTGAACAATCTTTGATAAGTTATTGAAATATACAATTTATAAATAAATATAGATTAAAAAAGGTTAATCGGAGTAACTTCAAATGTCTCGTGGAGATTTACAAGAAATGGAGCAATCTAAAACTGCTGTGAACGCGAACGCTAAACCTGCTGAAGGTATGCCTAAGCTTTCCAGCCCAGGCGAAGGCCTGTCAACTTCCTACGAAGATCTCGGTGGTCCTACCCCTGAGAACTACAAGCCAGATAACGATTCTGCAAAGCTCAAAGAGCCTAAGATCGCTTCTGTCAAGGATGTAGTTAATAAGGGTGCAAAAGCTGCTGATCCAATGAAGAAAATGGCTAAGGAAGAAATCGAAACTGAAGAGGAAGTCCTCGAAGAGGAAGAGATTGTATCCGAAGAAGTTACCGAAGAGACTGTTGACATCGAAGAGGACGTAAATGCACTCCTCGGTGGTGAAGAGCTCTCCGAAGAATTCAAAGAAAAGGCACGTGTCATCTTTGAAGCTGCATTAACCTCAAAAATCAAAGAAATCCAGGAATCCCTGGAAGTCCAGTACGCTGAGCGTCTGGACGAGGAGAGACAATCCCTTAAGGGTGAGCTCACCGAGAGAGTTGACGCATATCTTGAGTACGTCTGCGAAGAGTGGATGACCGAGAATGAGTTGGCTATCGAACATGGTCTCAAGACCGAAATGACTGAATCCTTCCTGTCTGGCATGAAGGGTCTTTTTGAAGAGCATTATGTAACTATCCCTGAAGAAAAATATGATGTACTTGAGAGCATGGTAGAAAAACTTGATGATATGGAGACAAAACTCAACGAGCAGATTGAGAAGAACATTGGTCTGAATAAGAGACTCGCCGAGTCAACTGCAGATGTA